AACTAGTCATTGGTCCAAATTTACAAGCATTAAATTGGTCATACAATATTCCATTGATTGATTTTGTTACAGATTATGTGATCGAGAAAGATCCTTATTTACCTCCTCCCCCTGAAGCACTTCAAGGTGAATGGTTAAGAATTGAAATGATCTCGACTTTTGCACAGGCGCAAAGAGCTGCAGATTTGCCTCAAATCAATCAATACATTGATATGATAACACGAGTTGGACAATTAGATCCTTCAATTTTCCAAAAAGCTAATTTGGATAGATTGTGTGATTTATATGAAGATAGGTTATTTTTACCTGCTGGTTTAAATAGAGATCAAGGTGATGTAGATGCTATGAGAGAAAAAGCTTTACAACAGCAACAAAGACAGCAAATGTTAACTGAAGCACTTCCAAGTGTGGCAGGTGCAGTAAAAGATTTAAAACAAGCACAACAAGTGCAACAACAATAAAAGGAGTTTTATGAAGGCAACAATTTATTTTATTTTAACGGTATTCTTTGGGATGATAGCATTTGCAGGTTTCCAAGCAAAGACATCATCGGCTAACCTTGGCTTAGTTAGTACTATGTCATGCGGTTCAGGGTTAACCTGTACTAAATCTGGGGCAACTTTAAATTTAAGCAATGCTGCTTATGGGACGCTTCAAAATAGAATTTTAGCTACAGCTACTACTCTTACTTCATCTCAATGTGGTTCAACTATTTATAATTCTGGTGCAGTAGTTATCAATTTACCTGAAGCTTCTACAGTTCTTGGATGCAGATTTACATTCATTACTTTAAATGCTTCTAACTTTGATATTAATCCTGATGATGCAGATATTATTATGAATTCTACTAACGTCGCGGGCGATGCTTCAAGAAATGCTACTGTTGGGGATAATATTACTTTGGAAGCAATCTCAGCTACTCAATGGACTGTTATTTCATCTAAAGGAACTTGGTCAGACGCCAACTAATTTTTATGTCTGAAATCACCGCTCAAGATATAGAAAATAGAGAGTTAATGGAGCATCAACAAATGCTCCAAGACATCATATCAGTAATAAACACTTCACCAGGGTTTAGGGTTTTCACTTATTTATTCAAACACTTTGAATATGGTGAACTTCCTGACATGGCTTTACAGGGAGATTTACTAATTGATAAATTAGGATCTTTACGTCCAGGTAGAGCTTTATTCAGAATTGTTTCAGAAGCAGATCCTCGAATTGCAGGATTAATTTTAGCTAATATCGAAAAAGAAAAAATCACACAGGAGAGAGAAAATGTTGTTAAAAAAGTCTAGGATACTATACGACCAAGTAAACACAGGAGATACTGGAGGAGCAGGAGGTTATAACAATGCTCAAGTTCCACCCCCAGTCACGCCGCCTACGCCGAACTCTACGCCGACTCAAACGCAAGGGGATCAATTCGACAGTTTCGGCTATCCGATTAAACCAGCAGTTCCACCGCCACCCCAAGCAACACAAAACCAGGGGACCACTCAAGGTCAACCAAATGCAACAACGACACCGAAACAGGAACCAACAGAAGTAGGTACTGGGTATGAACAACCTATTGAACCACCTGTTATTCCACCACCTGCAGAACCTCCAACAACTCCACCACCTGCAGATGATAAAAATAAAATTGTAACTGACTTTGGTAATTTATCTGAAGCTGATAAAAAATCTTTTACTGAATATTTTGACAAACATAATTTACCAAAAGAAGCGAGAGATGCTTTAGTTGAAATTAGAAAAACTGAAATAGCAAATCAACAACAAGCAAAAATTGAACTAGAGAAACAAGTTAAATTAGAAGAAACTAAACTTAGGTCTAATTGGTACAATGAACTAAAGACTGATAAAGACTTTGGTGGAGCTAATTTCGATGCAAATTTAAAAACTATTAATAACTTTATGACAAATTTCTTACCAGGGTTAAAAAAGATGTTGACAGACAAGGCAGGAATGTTGCCTCCTGTAGTTATGAAAGAGTACTTATCCATTGCTAAGAAACTCAATGAGACTGAGAAATTAGTAAATGGAGACCCAGAAGCTCCCGAGACAAAGCCTGCTGGAAAGTATGATTTTTTAACTGATTATTATAAAACAAATTAATTTTTAAATGGAGGCTTAAATGGGAGCATTGAACAACGGTCTATTAACACTAATGGACGTAGCTAAGAGCAAAGATAAACAAATTGGTAAAGTTGCAGAAGTTTTAATGCAATCAAATCCAATTCTTCAACACATCCCTTATATGGAGATGAATGAAGGAACAATTCATAAAGAGTCATTGAGATCTAATCTTCCTTCTGTTTATTACAGAAAAGCGAATCAACCAATTCCTGCATCAAAATCTTTGATCGAAGAGAGAAGTTTTACAGCAGCTCATTTTGAGTCAAAATCTCAAATGGATAAAATGGTTGCTGCTCGTGGTGGTCAAGACAGAGTAGGTTTCAATCGTTGGAATCAAGCTCAAGGTCATATTCAAGCGATGGCAATTGAGCACGCTGATTTGATGATCTATGGTTCACCAAGTGATGATGCTCGTAAAGTAGCAGGTTTCATGGATGTTTACTCAACTTTGAGTACTTCTGAACCTACTTCAAAACAAGTTATCTCTGCTGGTGGAGCAGGTTCAGATAACACATCAATTCTTTTTGTTGACTGGGGTGAGAACACAATCTTCGGGATTTATCCTGCAGGTACTCAAGCTGGTTTGAAGAGAGAGGATAAAGGTTTAGTTCAAATTCTTGGAACTGATGAAAACGGTAACCCTGGAACTTTCTGGGGTTACGAAGAAGGATTTGAAATGGATCACGGTTTAGTAATTAAAGATTACAGAGCTGGTGCGAGAATTTGTAACATTGATATCTCTGATCTTAAAGCTGGTGGAGTTTCTGCTGCTGACTTGTTAAAATTAATGACAAGAGCGCACTATAGAATTCCTGCTGCAGTAAGAACTGGAAAAGGATATGTTTACATGAACTCAACAATTGCTTCATTCTTACATGAGCAATCTCTTGATAAAGTTGGTGCTGGTGGTGGATTGACTTTCCAAAATTACCAAGGTGAACCAGTATTAACATTCTTAGGTCGTCAAGTTGTAGTGACTGATGCTCTATTGAATACTGAATCTGTAGTATCTTAATAATAAATGGGGAGTGAAAGCTCCCCTTGTAATAGCGATTTATTTTTTATTTTAATTTTTAACAAGGGGTTAATATGATTTTAGACGTATTAAATCAAGTGTGTTCAGCTCAAGCTTTTACTGCAACAGCAGTAAGCTCAAGTTCAATCGACACTTTATCAGCAGACGCAGATCCTACAATTGGACGTAGAATAGCAGGACTTTTTGTTCCTACCGTTGCGGCTGGTGCAGGTTCTACTCACGTTCTTGCAGTTATCCAAGCTGATGATGCTGCTTTAACAACTAACGTCGAGGTATTAGGTTCTATCTCTGTTTTGGCAGCAGCTTTGACTGTTGGTTCAAAACATGAGATTCCAGTTCCTCAAGGTGTAAAAACTAGACGTTATCTTGGAATTAAAGATACAATTTCTGGTGGAGCAACTACAGTAACAGCTAATGCTTGGCTAGTCCCTCAAGACGAAATTGCTAAGTACAAGTCTTTCCCTAAAGTTGTTCACGCTGATAACAACTAATAGGAGGTCCTTGTGGCTAATGATATTATTCCAAAACCGGGAGCTGTACCTGCAGCTTCCAAAGCTAAATCTGTTGAAGCGGAAGTAAAAGCTCCGAAAAAAATTGCAGTTAAAGCTATCGAAAAAGGTTTTTACGGGAATTCTCGTAAGAATCCAGGTGACAAATTTTTCATCGAAGAAGAGAAACATTTCTCTAAAAATTGGATGGAAAAAATCTAATAATTAGGAGGAGTAATGTACACTAAAGTTCAAATTTATAATTTGGCATTAGGAGCATTACTCCTTGATTCTCAAATTGCTGACCCTGAATCAGATAAATCAAAACAGTGTAAAGTTTTAAATTTACATTTCCCAGCAGCGTTATCTCAAGTTCTTCAAGACCTTGATCTTGATTCAACTTCTGAAAGAGAAGCATTAGAATTAATAGAAACAAATCCTAATGATGAATGGTTATATGCTTATAAATATCCTACAAAATGTGCATTCTTAAGAAGGATTGTTTCTGGTTTTAGAAAAGATAATAGACTTACAAGCATTCCAAAAGCTACTGGAACCTTGAACGGTGTGAAAGTTATTTACACTGATCAAGCTGATGCTGTAGCAGAATACATTCACACAGATTTAAATTTAAACTCTTTAAACCCGAGCGCAGGATTAGCTCTTGCTTATTGGTTAGCTTTCTTATCATCATCTCTTATTGTTGGTAAAGGTGCTTTAAATATTAAAAAGTCTGTCATGGCAGATTATAGTTTGTTTAAAATTCAAGCGCAAAAACATGATAGAATGGAAAGTGATACATTTGAAGACTTAGCAGTTGATTCAGAGTTCGTTCAAGCAAGGACGGAATAATGGCTTATGCAATTCAATCAGCCTTTGGTGCAGGTGAACTAGCTCCTGAACTTCATGAGAGAACAACTCTTGAGAAATATAAGACTGGTCTTAAAACTCTTAGGAATGCAGTAGTTGGTAAAACTGGAAAATTAGTTTCACGTCCTGGCTCTATTTTTCATGATTCAACAAAAAGAAATACCCCTCTTGCTAATTTAGTTTTTACTGCAGATCATACGACAGAAACTTTTGATACTTCTTTCGATAATAATTTCGTAACAGGTCTGGCAGTAACTTTAATCACTAGTGGAACGCTACCAACGGGTCTTAGTTTAGCGACAACTTATTATATCGTTGTAGATAGCGGGAATACTTTTAAACTTGCTACGAGCCTTGATTTGGCTATAGCAGGGTTAACATTATCAATATCAAATAATGGATCAGGAACTCACACTGTGGTTCCAACAGATAAAGCTGTTAAGAAAGCAATTATTTATCATCCTCCATATAGTAATTATATTGTTGAATTTGGTGATCTTTATGTACGAATTCACGACATTGTAAATTCAAGTTATGAAGACGGGTCTCATTATTATACTGAAGATGACCTACCTTACATTCAATTTGCTTATGGAAATAATGAATTCGTTTATATTTCTTGTCCTGGTAAACACGCTCAAAGAATGTTTTTAGGTACATTAATTCCTGCTGATCCTTATTACGCAAATCGTTTTGCAAACTATGGAGCTGTTGTAGCTTTTCCTCCGACTGCACCTTTTGGTTACACACCTTCAGTTACACCTTCAGGATCTCCTGCAGGATATGACGTGGAATACGCTTTTACTTATTTCATTGACGGGCAAGAGTCTGAGAAAAAAACAATATCTGGGACTTATAAACTTCCAGTCGCAGCAACTCTAAAAAATACATTAACAATTTTATTACAATTATTTAGTTACCAAACAAGTACAGCTAATCAACTTTATATCTATAGAAGACCTCAACAAGGTCAAGCTTATGGTTTTATTGGAGTAGCTGACTCTTATGGTGATGTTTCTTCACCACCATATACTGATAGAACTTTTACATTTATTGATTTTGGACAAAGTTCTGATTTCACTCATTTACCTCCAATTAAACAGACTGACTTTGAAGTCGATACAAATGTTTCAGGAGTTCGAACTATTAAACCGAACGCTATCGGTTTGTATCAACAAAGAGTAGTAATGAGTGGGAGTCTTGAGAAAAATGCTGAAGCAACTTTCACATCACGTCCAGGTTATCCTTTAAATTTCTTAAGAGATTACCCTTTAGGTGCCGATTCAGCTCTTGCTATGAAAGCAGGAACTACAGGGACAGCTAAAGTTTTAAGATATGATGATATTGGTGGACTAGTAGCTTTCACAACTCAAGGCATTTATTCCACCCCTAACGGTCCATTAACCCCTGATACAGCCTACATGATCCGTCGAGCAAATTATGTGATCGATGAGATTATACCACCTTTAAAAGTCCCAGGTTCAGTTTTATTTGTTGATAAAGAAACTAACTCTGTGATCTCTATTGGTTACTCTGATGATCAAGCATCATTTATTGGTGCTGAAATCTCAATTTATAGTTCTCATTTGCTAGATGGTAAAAGGATTGTATCGTGGGCTTTCCAAGAAGGAAAACTACCTTTAGTGTGGTGTGTTATGGATGACGGCTCACTCATTGTTCTTACATGGCAAAATGAGCAA